GTTTAACATAAGACTTGTGGGTTCTATCTTTACATCAGCAGTATGCTTTAGTTGTTGCATATAAAACCAAGTAGAGTATCGACCAAACTTATGAAGTTCTTTCTTCAGAACCTCCCAAAGATTATTAAAGTTCTCTTTCTCATTATCACCATAGTAAGACTCTATCACTTCACGTTGAGTTCTATCACCTATAAACTTTTCATAGGAAGCATACATATCAGGTAAGTGTCCCTTATTCCATTTAGTATCAGTTTGATATCGCAGTCTTTTATAATTCTCTGTATTCCATGCTGTCATGCGGTCTACTGTCGCTAATTCGAAATCCGGATACTCATTCATTAATATCCAAGAGGTGGGTAAGTAGTATGTATTGCCATATAACCAAGCAAACCAAAGTCTCTGTTCATCATTATGCTCATAGCGTTTATTGATGTAGTTACCCATCCATATAGCAGGGTCACAATCACCATAAGTAAGTGCCCACGCAAACCAGCGTTTGAATGCTTCGGTTCGGTTTATTTGTTGCCTATAATCCAAGTATAGTCCTCTATGTTTTTAGTGCTACCAAAACAATCAAGTATCACGTAAGATATCGTAGTGCTATCAGCAATGTGTAAGAAAGTGTCTTTAAACTTAGTCAAAGATTTAGACCACGAATTATATTCATCAATATCATTATGGTGAATAATTATCAACCCTTTCTTGGTTATTTTACCCATCTTATTTAGAATCGCGCCAATACCAGAATTATAAACCGTACCAGAAGAAATGTTAATTACCGCAACATCCGGATGGACTTCTTCAACCTTTCGTGCCATTCTATCTAAATGAGTTTTCGAGTATGTTTGAAAGTTCATTTGTGCTTCAGCGTAGTTATTTTTAATCATCTTACGGGCAGACCTAAGATTACCAGAAATTTGAGATTTAGTCCATTCTGGATATAATTTATTCTCAACTGTTTCCTTAAACTTCACACCGTCCAATAGTTCGAAGTTTTTATCTTTCTTTTCAAGATTGTCCACATATAGGTTGATAATCGCACGTTGACAATCCTTTGAGGAGTTTTGTAATTTTAACTTAGGGTTATGGTTAGCGATAACCCCGAAGTGGTCAATGTTTGATTTGTTGTCAAGAAACTCTGAACTGTTAATGTATATAACTGGCACAGATGTCCAACCTGCTAGTTTTGCAGCGGCAAAGGTATGGTTACCCTCAATGATAAGAAGGGTTCCATCTTTTGATACACAGACAATAATTGGAGAAACGTTCTTTCTTGCTTCTTTAGGGTCGTGTTTCATTTTTTCAGAAATTTGTCTAACATGATTATGGTTAAGCAATTTCAGTCGAACTTGATTTAGGTCAAATCCTTTAACCTTTTCTATTGGTTCTTCAAACGTTTCATACTCGCCATTTTTAACCTTGTTTAAAATACCTTTAACTAATTCTTTATCGAAAAAATCATACATGTCAACTTCTTCGACTGGGTCAATACCTTTTATCCAGTCAATACCGACTTTCGCCATCTCATCAGAGATTTCTCGATAATCATAAATCCCTTCACCACCACCGTTAGATTTATTATAGAAGTTATCAGTACGTCTTGCATCAGCATGCTTCAACAGTTTACGCTCATGAGTAATAGCGTCTGGTTTACTGCCACGGTAAAGAATTGAACGGTGAAGGTGTCCTAGTGACCATGCTTCTCTTAGTTCTTTATCCTCAGAAGAAAATACATAACCGTCGTTGATGTTAGATGTGCCACGGTATCCAATATACATCTTACCGTTATTGACATTACGGTATCCATAAACAAATGCTTTAAACGTTTTATCTTTCATAACTAACAAGTCCTTTCTCAAGTTATATTATTATTCTATACTATTTAAACTAAAAAGTCAACACTTTTCTTTAAAAAAATTTACTTAATCCTTCAAGTTCTACAAACACTTCAACACAACCACCTTTACCTTTTTTGTTTACAGCAGAATAAATTGTTGGGTCTGATATATCATAGTGCCCATCTTGGAAGGTATTATTAATTCGAAACATTGATAGTTGACATCCACTTTTCTGTTTCCCAAGAAACTTAAACCCACATTTCTCGTAAAAGACAACAGCGTCTGGTTCAGCAGAAACGCGGAAGTAAAGTGCTTTATTTTCTTTCACCTTTTGTAAAGAATCGATACAAAGTGCTTTACCAACACCCTTACCTCTGTGCTCAGCAAAGGTATGAAGAAGTTGTAGGTTCGCTACTTTGGGTGAGCGTTTAGATATGGTTGTAATGATAGCACCGAGTAAGGTATCTCCTTCCCATGCCCCTGTACAGTATTCCCATTGGTTTTGCATATTTGCTTTTGAAACAAAAGTCTTTGCAAACTTATCGGCAGGGTTATCAGTAATACTAGACTTGAATTGATCAGCAGTACAACTACGCAACTTCATTATATTCTCTTTTTTTAGTACCACGTTCTTTTGGATACTTAGTGTCTTTCCATCCCATGTACTCAAGGTAATTCCAAACGAAAGGAGGAAACTTATACTCCTCTTCAGATAACAACTCTGCTACAGATGGTCCATCATTAAGTGCAGCGTCAATAAACTTCTCCGCAAATTTAAACTGTGAAACGATTTCTTCTCTTTTAGTGGTTGACCTAAAACAACGAAACTCAATAGTTCCTGTGTGCTTCATACAGTAGGTATTAATGGCATATCTAAAGGGTCGTCCCATTGAAACTCCATCTTTACCTGCAGCGTGCATCTTAATAAATGACTTAAAGTCTGTAGCAAGATTAGCAATATTGTTTGACATATATTCAGGCATCTGTCGACCACCATCATACTTCAGATACATCTTAGCACCCTTACACTCTTTCATATGAATATGGTCATAGAATCCATAACATGCGTTGACAGTATCCTCTTGATTCTTAGCGATATAGGCAGTCAACTTTTTAAGACCCTCAATATCATCCTTTAGTTCAGGCACAAAGATATGTAAGTGACCGTGATTAACACAACCAGCAGAAGGGATATTACCCTCCTTCTCAAAGAGTTCTTTAATTTCAATAATACGGTCTACTTGTTCTTCCCATGTGTTGGTTGGTTTAACATTAATCTCACCACCCATATGGGGTGCTTCACCTAGTGGGTCGCAAGCAACATTAATAAATGGTGGGTGGATATTTACTACATCAGTCTCAGCATATTCCCATTTACCAAGTTCGTCAGGAATCTCTAATCTTCTATCTATATCTCCCCATTCAATTTCATATCCATAAGTGAAGGTGGAGGGGTCGTATCTTTTTGTCATAATATATCCTTTAGTTTTTATATTATACTATATCTCAAATAAAAAGTCAAGAGAATAATGGTTGTAAATCTTTTTCTTTACACCCAACTCTTTTTGGTTCGTAAGTTATTCCAGCACGTTTCGCTATGTCCCTTGTGGAAGTAATAATGTATCCATTTGGTGTGTCTGTTACATATAATGGTCTCTTACCATTTCTGTAGTACTTAACTCTCTTATCTGCATGTAATTCAATCACAGATAATGAAGAGTCTTTCCATACAAATAATGGGTCAAGACTATCTTGTATCGTAAGGTTAAGAAGTTCAGAGTCATTCTTACCTTGTGTTTTATACCCATACATTGATTCCCAGTTCTCAGGTAACTCTTGTGTCACTACTCCATTATGAGCAATCGCTAGGTCATCAGATATCTGTATGGGTTGATTATAGTTTAGGTCGCTTGTTGAATACCTACAATGTCCAATAAGATAAAGGTTGCCATCTTCATTTATAAACTCCTCAAGTCGAGGGAGAGCAGAGAAGTGTTTAGCAGAGACTGCCTCACGAAGAGTGACAACCTTACCTTGTTTTACATACGACAAACCTGTCGCATGCAGTCCCCGAATCCTAGATTCAAGGAATAAGTTTCTTACCATATCTAAGTCTTCAATAGAAGGATTAGTAAGAGATGTGCCAATAACGGCACACATATTAAAAGAAACTTTCTAAACTAGATTCTTCTTTTAATGTTTCAGGGTGATACTGATTTAACATATCTTCACCACCGTTTGTTTTACAGTAATCATACCATTCTTCTGTGTCCCACATACTAGGGGAAACACCATTCCAGTATGGTCTCCATAATTCATGCTTTTCATTTAACCTTCTGTCATCAACAAACTGACGACGTAATGATTCATATTCGAAAGAACCAAGTTTATCCATATCTTCACGGAAGTAGAATACAAGAGACATACGAAGCATATTTTCTGCGCCGGAGTCAGGAGTTTCGATAGGAGTATTACCGTGTATAATTCTCATGTTATCAATCAGAAGTAAATCTCCAGGACGAACATTTATGGCAGCGCGTACTTCAGGAGTAACAAGGTATCCACCTTTCCAGTCCTTACCATCTTTAGTAATCACTGTAAGATTAGAGTAACCCTCATTCAAAGAACCTGCGTCACGATGACACGCCATCCTAGCATTACGGTCAGACTGAGTAGTATTAACAGTAATCGTAGTGAATGTAGTATCTTCGCCAATTAAGAAACGTTTGTCTAATCTGTCCGCAAACTTCTTCTGAGCAGCATAACGATTAGGAACCATCCTCGCCATTTCTTGATCAAGTTTACGGGCGAAAGGATAACACTTCTCAAAGTCTTCCCTATTATGGTCAGTATAAGCAGTTGGTCTACCATAAGGTATACGAGGATATCTACCATAGAATCCAGCAATACCAGACCATATAGCAGTAGCATACGAAGTATCAGATATGAATGTATCTTTTATCTTAGTCGCATATTCTTTTGCTTCTACAATAGAGAGTTCAGCAAGACGTTCCATTAGATTAGGGAAGAAAGTTTTATAATCACCAAACTCAGGTTCAACCTTAGTCCGTAACCAAACTGAACCACGTGTTTCATCTTTTACTGTTTTATGCTTTTCTATAATATCTTGAAGACCATCACCGAATGTAGCAGGTTGCGAATGTAGCAGGTTGACCTTTAGCATAATAATCAAGAATATCTGATTGGAATGCCGTTACCCAGTCACGTGCACCTTGACTAGACTCTCTTGGACCAGCAGCAAGACCACGATTATTAGATTCAATAGCAGCACCATATAAACCTTCAAACGCACCTTTTTGTTCTTCTTCAGTAAAAACATTTTTACGGAACTTGAACGCAAGTCTTGATTCATTTAAAGAAGTGTCACCACTACCATCTACTCCAATTTCAGCAGGAAGGTAAAAGTCTGCGTCATGGTCTACTAGAATATCATAAGAGGATTCATCAACGAACTTACCAAGTACGTCTTCATCCTTTTCAATAAACATGGCAGTATAAATTACTTGCCCCTCGTCGCCAAGGGACTTCCACCATTTACGTCCACCAATACTAATTATATCTGTCATATTGAGTCTCTCCTATACTTACTCATCACTATTTATCAAAATATATTATACTACATTTTGAGTAAAATGTCAAGCGAATAATTAATCGTCAATACCTTGAGCAGATTGATACTCTTCACAGATTTGTATAATCTGAACTGCTTGGTCTCTGAGTTGACCAATAGTAGACATTTCTTCACCCTTGAAACCACCGCGTTGTACTACGGTATCAATTACTGCTACAGTTGAACGCGACACCCTATTACCGAGTTCATACATTTGTGTATGATCAACTATTTCTGTAACTGTATCATCTGTTTTCTTAGACATCTTATGCTTCTCCGTATGTTGATGTTTTCTCTAGTGCTATATAGTATTCTGTTGTAGACTGTTTACTTGTAAACTTAGATATCAGTTTAGATGATATACCAACCTCAAAGTCTTCATTAACAACTTTTAGATTACCAACGTTTAAGATAAACTGAAACTTCACATCCGGATATGAACCTTCAACATCAATAGAATAATTATTAGATGTTGCGTCTTTACTATCAAGAACAGATAAACGTATCGCCCCTGTTACAGGTGTAATTGATATCTCGTCATGACCGAGTGCTGCAGCAGCGCGTTTCACTTTCTTAAGAGTATCGCTGTCTAGCGTAAACTTAACTTCAGGTTCTGGCATGTTAATAGAGTTCGCAGGAGAAGTTAACATCTCTGGGTCAGAGAAGAAGTACTTTACTGAGGAACGTCCAGTAGCATCACCTACAACAACATATTCTTTTTCAAATCGAAGTCTTGGTTCATCTACTAATGAGAGTACATTCAGAAACTCATTCAAGTCATAGATACCAAAGGTCTGTGGAAACTCTACGTTCACTTCGCTTGTAGATAAGACATTACGAGCATTCGAAATAGTCTTCAGTTGATTACCCTCGTTAATAACTATGTTAGGGTTTATTGTAGCATAGTTTTTTAGTATATTAATAGTTGTGTCATTTAGTTCCATTTTAGGTCACCTTTCTTTATTGTATAGACTTTATAATATATCATTTGACTGAATAAGTCAAGCACTATTTTTCAACTTAGAGAAGTTTTTTTCTTTTACGAACTCTAACTTCCGTTCAAATGCAGCGTCTTCTAATTCAGACTTATGTGAAATGACAAAGACATTTGTATCCTCCGCAACAGTGGCAATAATCTTCATCAAGTTCTCGATACCCTCTTCGTCCAGAGATGAGTCAAAAGTCTCATCAAGGATTAGAAGGTTTGTTGCTACAGAGTTTTTCATCTTAGCAATCTGTCTCCATGTAAATAGTAATGACAAGTCAATACGTTGTTTCTCACCCTCAGAGAATGAGTCATAGGAGAATGCGTCACGATGTCTTGAACGGATAGTCTCAGCGAAACTCCCATCCAAATCAAAGTGAACAAAGAAGTCAAGGATTTGTAAATACTTGTTAGTCAACTGATTGATAACAGGTAAGTACTGCCTTATAATCTTTGTCTTTATACCCGTGTCTTTCAGTAGTTCTGCGTTGACACGATTGTATGAGTTTTGTTCAGCGAGTTTAAACTTGTCTTCTTGTAAACCCTCTTTCTCTATTCTTAGTTTCTC